TACCATCTCTTTCATCAACAACCAGTCCCTTCTGTGATCCACCTTTTGTAAACTTATGTACCGTAGAGATGCCAGTATAAGTTAACTGTTGATTGTTTGTATCAGTTCCAGCATTTTCTGTAGCGCTCGTTTCGTCTGGAATGCCGAATGTTCCTTTATATCTCCAAACATATCGATAAGTACCATCAGTTAATTTCAATCGATACCCTAAAGCAATGCTTGTTGGAATAATCTCCCCATCTAAATATGCACCAGTCTCTTCATCGATTTGCTTACCAGTAATATCTGCTAAAGTAACTAAGTCAAGCGCTGGAATTGTAGTCGTAATTGTATCCGCACCTTGGGCATTAATTGTTAATGCTGCTCTATTGTCATAGAATTTTGTATCACTCGCAGTCTCAACCGTCTTTGCGATTTCTGCGACTGGTGCAAGCATTTTAACTTCACCAGTTTCAAACTTTTCTAAAGTATCTGTAATTACTTTTGCATAGACAAGATTATCTACACCTCTAAACTCTTGTACTGTTTCCATTGTTTTCCTCTCTTTCATAAAAAATAAAAATGAGCCTATAGATAGCAATTTCACTATTTATAGGCTCATTGGCTCTTTTCCTTATATAAAATATTAATTCCTCTACCAGTATGCGAAATTTCATCACTCATCACATCGTGACCTTTTCCATCTACAATAAATGATTTTTCTTTAAGTAATTTAATAACATCACCTAAGACACTATCAACAAGCAACGGATCATTTGAATAGAAATTCAAATCAAAATCCCATGTTGTTACGCTCTCCTTGTTGTCATAAAATTCACCATCAAATGTATCATTGTTCCAAAATGTAAAGAAACTGTTTGGATACGTTTCATCCTTACTCATACTTCCTTGTAGAATAATAGGATAATTATATTTAGAATTAATTGTGTCTATAAGCAATTGCTTTACATTCATAAATATCATCCTTTCTTCGCTAGGGAAATATGCTTATTCATAACATTTGTCTGTAATTCATAAATATACTTCTTTGTTTTCGCGCCTCTTATGGCATTGTAGAGTTTTATATCCTTTTTCATCTTAGGTGTACCATATATTAGAAATATTGAAGGCAATCCACCATCTCTTATCCTAAAGCCGACATCAACAGTAGCAACAAAGCCTTCCCAAGTCACACCATTCTCTCGAATAAGTGTATCTACTGTTTTATGTGTTCGGTTGTGCTTGTTCATAGCCTCATCAAGGTTGGGGGTTATAAATTCATGTGTCCTTTTTAGTGCCTCATCAACTGCGGGCTTGATGTCATTTGTTATTCTGTCAAGTTGCTCTGCTAAATCAGCGAAGCCATTGCCGACAATTTTCATTTTTGTTGACATTAGGCATCACCTCTAATTTCCTTGACTTTAAACTTAAGAAACTGATTTCTTCTCTCAATATTCTCAGGTCTATTAATAATTTCCCACTCACTCATGTCATCTAGACAAACGATGCGACAGTCGCTTTTAATATCATCTCTATACCAAGTTTCCACATTAGCAGTAGAAATAACACTATAGACACCATTAACTGTATTTTCTGTCCCACCAAACGTCTTAAAGGAACCAAAGAAAATGTAACCATCTTCAACCTCTTCAATTTTTGGATAAGACTTCTTTAATACACCATTTACATGTTTCTTAGTAGGTATAAGCAGTTTCATAGGAACGTTGAAATTATCCTTTGGTCTGTACATTTTCAGTCACCGCCTTCATGGATAATTGAATGACTCTTTGATGAAAATATGGCGAAAATCTACCAGTTCCATAATTCCATAAATCACATACACCTCTAGCAATAGCACCGAGCGAAGATCTGCTTTCAATTATCATTTCATCAACTCCAGCATCTTTCATATATTCCTTTACATCATAAATATAAAATTTCAATGTTTCATCGTGATATGTACCAGTAATCCCTAAAGCGGTCTTTACTTGTTTTAGAATGTCATCCTCACTCATTGCTACACCTCATTTCTTAAGCAGCCGCTTTAACAGTCATTGTGACAAGTGACCCATTGTCAATCATCTTACCGTCCATAGACATAACCGCTTTTGTTAATAAATCTTCTGTATCCCAATCTTGTTTCTTTTGAATACCCATATCATAGATAGTGTTTAGAACATAATCACTAGGATCACAGATAAATGCAGCGACGTCTCCCATTTCATCCTTATATGGATGAATAACAACTTCACGTCCTAATAAGGTACGGTCAGGTTTGCCATTAATGCCATAATTTATGCGAGCAATAGGTTGTTTGTTAGCATCTGTCATACCAACAAATTTCATAAAGCGCGCCTTGGTCATAAACCATTTAGCAGTACCTTCAAATTCAACTGGCACCGCTGCCTCCAATTCGACCAATTCCTTATATGTAGGATCATCTGCTGCTAATTCAATATTAGTGATTGCAGTTTCTTTCAAGATCCCTTTTGGCATACTTGTCCCATCACCATTAATAATTGCTTTTTCGATAGCAATCACCATAGCCTTGCTAACATTTTCAACGAATTTCGCTTCAAATGCGCTTAACGCCATTGTCCCAACTTCCATAGACATAGAGATTTCGCAACGCAATTTATAATAAGCAAATGTGATCTTGCCGGTTGTCTTTTTCTGCTTATCGCTTGTTTTGCCTTCTTGCACCCAAGTAGCCACGGGTTTTACTGTAGAAGTTGGAATAACAACTCCAGCAGCATAAGAAGTACGTGTCACTAACGGTAAAATCATGCCACTCTGTTCCATACGCTCGATAATTTGATTAACAAGTACAGTAGGAATAACAGAAGTCACATCATTTGTTAATGTGTTTGCGTTTGCTCTCAATTCTTGTGGAATTTCAACCCCACGAATAACGTGTTGCATAAACGCTTCACGATATTCAATGCTATCAATTCCCTCTAGATTTCTTTGTTCCGCATTGTTACCATTCAAGCCATACGCAGCAAGTGGATTAAACCCTCTTTGATCTCCATTCAAAGGCGCCCCTTGTTGCTCCGCACTTTCAATAGCATCCAATTGTGATTGAGCGTCTCTAATCTCATCATTGATTGTATCAATCTGTGAATTTAAAGAACGCACTTCATTGATATCTTCACTTTCTAAAGCACGCTTTTTCATGTCATCACGTGCTTTTGTTTTACGTGAAATTAAATCTTGTAAAAACTTTTTCATTAGTCATTTCCTCCCTTAAATCGAATTTCAGTTTTTAACTTTTCAAGTTCAAGTTCTCTTTTTTCTTCGCCACTATCCAGCAGCGCTGCTCTAGCACTATCCAGCACATTCCTATCGCTATCCAGCGAACCGTCGGCACGAGCATTTATTGAAGTCCCCATGTAAGCGGGATAATTAACCGCGCTTACCTCTTGGACATAACCGATTTTTGTAATACGACGTTTTGGGTAATCTGTATCCAAGTCAGTCCATTCTTCTTCCTCAACCCTAAACATAAAAGACATTCCATCAATAATCCCATCTTTAATCGCAATATAGAAATCATTACTGTCACTTCGTTGCAAATTCAATTCACTTATCATCTGCACATAATCATTCAATATTGAAAATGTAAGTTTACCGTTTCTTGTTCTTGCGTGAGGCTTACTGTTTAAATCATGATTAAAGAAAAATGCTACATCTTTCAATACATCTTCACTAATAGCACCACGTGCAATTGTTTCTTCAAACCAGCCGCCAATATCTGTTGGCTGCTCAAATACAATCGGAACACCTTCAACAATTCCAGTGTTTTCATCACTTTCGCTCAATCGTGCTTCATAACTGTTAAACGAACGTCGACACAAATCACTCATTTTTGGTTTTTCAAATTTAGGCATTTACTTAACCTCACTTTCTATATAAAAATAAAAGCCTAGAGATTTTTCTTTCTCTAGGCTCAAGGCTCATATTTCATATCTATAATTTTTTTACATTTCTTGCACTTATACTGTGCTCCATCAATCTTAAAATCAACATTAACTTTAAATATCTTTTGTCCGCAATGAGGGCAGCAGTACCAACCATCTCTAATCATCTTTTTCACCTTCTTTCGGTGATGTTTTTGATTTTTGACTCATTTGATACTCTCTTGCATACTCCACATTTACATAATTAAGGCTTTGCATACGCACGCCAACCAAGTCAGCGCTTGGCGCATATCCAAATGCCACACGCTTCTCATTTTCAAACAAAGAACCACTCTGTCCTAATAAATTCACCATTGCAATTGTCTGCGAAGTGTTCATGAAGATAAGTTCTTTAGGATAAAGTTTTATTTTATTCTTAAAGCCTTTTTCACGCTTTGTAAAAATACGCTTAGTGAAGCCTTGAGAAATAGCGATAATAATATTTTCCAATGTCGATTGATAAAAAGCCTCATATATCTGTGGCGTATAGTTCCCTCTAATAATTTCAATAGGAACGCCAAAATTTCTCAATATCTTATCATCAATAAATTTTAATGTTGCATCATCTATAATCTTTATATCACGCTTAAGTTGTATAACCTCGGCTTTATTATCAAGTCCTAGCAAACCACTATTTGCGTTCTTGAGTCTATCTTCAAATTCCTTAATAGCAGTTTCCATCTTTTCGCCACCAAGTACAGTATTGTATTTAACAATGCCATTTATAGCAAAACTAGCATTAAGGGCTTTTTTAACACCATTCAATAGTATATCATTTAGTTGTAACGTCCTGAGCAATGGTTGATTATTGGGTTGTCCCGTTTCATCTCCGCCCATCAAGTCATTTACAGAATAATGTGAGCGAATATGTATAAGTCTATCGTATGGAATTATCTGTTCATATCCATTATTAAACCTCATTTTCACATATAATAACCCAAGTCTATCCTCGACAAAAGTTACATTAGTAGGAGACAATGGGTATAGTCCAATTAACGTATCACTTGCATCTTTTTGGATATAGACAAACGCATTATAGTTCAACAGATACTGCCAAACTATCTTTTCAATAAATTCTGTAGTAGTCATGAGGTAATTAGGATCATCAAGAACTTGTTGGACTGAACCATCAACTGGAATGACATCAAAGCCTTGTTCTCTCACATGCTTTGGGTTTAATTTGCTCATTTCCTTAACAATAGCGTAGAGTGCTTGATTAACAACATCACTCGCATAAATATTAGTCCCAAACTGACTATAGATAGGCAGTGAACCATCAAGCATTTTCATGTAAGTCATTTCTTGCTTTTCATGTTTTTTCTTTTCTATAAAATTAAAGAACCCCATTATTGCACCTATCCTTCCTATAACGCTCCCATAAACTCACTTCGATATCTTCTTAATATTTCATATGTAATAATAAGTGCAACTGCACCATCTATACGCTTATTTGACATACCTTGAGCCTTAATCGGCATAATCAGTCCAGTATCCCAAATTTGCATAGCAGTATTTTTAAGACACCATCTTGTAATTTCATTGTCATTAAAATTTATCAAGTCATTTGTTATTTCAGTTTCTACTAATTTCATCGGACTTGACATAACAAATCTGTTTTGTAGAACCATTTCACAATCAAAACCATAGTAATCCATCTTATTTAAAAACTCCTTACTAAAGCGCTGGTCGTAACCACACTTATATAATCTAATTTCATATTGCTTATACAAATCAAGAAACCAGTCAGCAATGCTGGCTATATCAACCTCATTGTCTTCACATATAGTAAGAAGTCCTTTTCTAGCCCATTCCTCATACTCTGCTCCAGCACTTTTATCATCGCTATTGTTCAACTTAGACTGTGGTATCCAGTAATGAGAATATATATACTTGGTCTTGTCATTTGGCCTCATTAAAAGTATATGTGCGGCACACATGTCTGTTGTTTCCGCAAGGTCTACTCCACCTAGACATATTTTCCCTCTAAATTCTTCTAAATCAAATACCCTATTTTGCAACAGTTTTTCATGCTCCAACCATGCTTGAACATTAGAAACCTTAAAATTAAAATCTTTGGAAAGAACAAACGCTCTGTCTGCCTTGCTTTTTCTAGCAGCATCAACCTGCTCTTCTAAATATTCATATTGCTTTACCATTCCGAGTGTTGGGTTAGATTTTTCCCATAATCTATTTTCACGGTTCCCCTCCCATACTTCGCTTTCACTATCTTGCGTATATAGCCATGGCAGATATCTTTCTGCACTTACACCGTCATCCTCATCATTAAGTATTCGACGCGCCTTCTTTAGTTCTTCATCAAGAAAGCCTTCATTAACAAAGCCCTCTGTTGTTATAAGAATAAGTTTAGGGTTCTTCTTAAGTGACTGTGACTGCTCTATAGATTTAACGATGACATTGTCCTTCATTTCATGCACTTCATCGATTATCGCAAAGTCAATATTTCGACCTTCCTTGTTTTTGGTTCTATCGCTTAATTTAAAGATTTTAGACCCATTATATTTAATCTTTATCCACTTTTGATTTTTCCATGTATCCTTTTGCTTTGGATCAATCATCAGTCTCATGGTGTCGATGGCTTCATATAAAATATTTGCTTGGCTATCATCGTTTGAAGAACAAACAATATCTTCACCCTCATTACCAACACACCCTTCTGTCAATCCAAGTCCGCTGCACGTTTCGCTTTTTGTATTCTTACGAGCAATAAGAAGCAGCACTTTTTTAAATCTGTCATTTCCAGTGTCGCTCATCTTATATGAATAAATAACCTCAATAAATGCCTTTTGCCAAAGCATCAAAATCATAGGTTTACCGTAATAAGGTGATTTTGTAAGTTTTATTGCTCCTTCCATAAACTCCATTCTCAAATATGCGTCAT